TCAGACTGAAGAGGCCGAGTATTTCGAGCTACTGCCGACATTGCGCCTTCGGAAGCATGGCAGTTGGCTGGTTGCTGAAACGATCGAGCAAGAAGAGATTTCTCGTGCTCAAAGTCAGGCGACGATTCGTGCCGTGCAGCTTGCAAAGCGCGTAGCAGCAGACAAGGACATCAGCCTGGAAGCCGCTTTTGAGGCCTTGCAGGGCGGCGCTGAGCTGACGGAGATGGAACTGCTTAGCGAGTACACGGAAGACACCCTAGAGATGCTTGCAGGGGGCGCTTCCGCTGAGGCTGGCAATGCCAAGCTTGTCACAGCATTCATCCGCACTCGTGGTCAAGGATTGATCGACGGAGAGTGGGCGGCTATCCCCGACTGGACGTTTGATGACACCAAGCAGATGGACAAGAACACTATCACCAAGGCCCTTGAGTTCATCGTGTCGGAACAGTCTCAAGGGGAGGAGGAGCCTGCAAAAAAAGCGTCAAAACGGACGAGCAAGACTCAGTCCGAAAACTAGAAAAAGAAGCTAGGAGAAGCCTTCAAAACATCACTGACTGGGACGCGCTGTATTTCAGAATCAGCGCGTCTGATCTTGACGATCCGCGTTGGCGAAGAGAGAACTTCGGCATGCAGCCTGTCAAGGATGTGTTGGCTGCAATCAAGTTTCTTGAGAAGCATGACATCACGCGATACAACATCCTGAGCCTTTCCACTGCAAAGCTCGGCACTGTTGTTGCGCAAGGCCTTGGCGGTAAAAAGGCGAGTATCACTCCTGACGATTTCTTGCCGTTTGATAGCCGTAAACAGAAGGATCGCAGTGGCGTTACAGAGGAAAGCTTGCGTGTTCTCAAGAGACTGATGAAGACAAGAAAGATTGATTTACGCCTTGTTAGTACGCTTGCTAACGAGATTAAAATGGCATCAATGCGCGAAGATGAATAGCGCTAAACTATCTAATATCGGTCTTGTGGTGAAGAATGGCCGCCGAGCTTAGGCTAAATGTTGCCCTTGATCTCCAGTATTTCAAGGCGCAACTTCCAAAACTTAGTCGAGCCGCTGCAGGCTTTCAATTGCCGATCAAGGTTCGGTTTGATGGAAGGCAAGTACAAAAAGAATTAAACAGAATTACTGGTCGACGTGAGTTTCGTATCAATCTGAATGATACGTCGATCAAGAGTGCGATAGCCAACGTAAAAGTTCTGCAAAAAGAACTTGCAGCGCTAGAAAGAATCAAAAGAGGGTCTACAGGGGCAGGCGTAACAACTGGCGGTAGCACTCGACAAGGCACACGCGGAACTTTCAGGCAAAGGCTGCAAGAGGTAGACAAAGCAGAGCTGGCGAAGTTGTATGAAGCCGCAGCGATTGCTGGCCTTGCAGCTTTTGATCAGGCAATTGTCAACAATAAGGCGAAACTTATTACAAGGCTGAACCAAGTTGGCGAAGACGCTGTTCTTGGTTTCATTAACGGAATCAAGTCAGACGATGACGGAGTAAGGAAAGCTGCCGAATCGCTGGGAAGTCAATTACTCACTTCGCTTAGGAAGAAGCTAAAAAGCCAGTCTCCGTCCAGGGAGATGTTCTCAATAGGAGAGGACGCGGGTAAAGGTTTTGAACTTGGCCTTCTTCAGGCACTAGAAGCAGCAGAGAGAACCAGTACGCGGCGCATGAAGCGCATGCTCGACAAGTTTGCGCGAGCAGTGCTCATGATGAGCGGCATGAGCGCTGGAGACATAAGAGGGCAGGTATCTCAGTCTCGCGCATTGCCAGGGGTTAATTTCCCTTCATCAGTACCCAGAGGCGGGGTGCCTATCGGCCCGTCCTCAAGCGGGAGAGCCCTGCCTCCTGGAGCAAATTTTCCTGGCTTGCCAGGCTCTTCAAACCTTCGTGCGAAGTATTTACCGACTGATCTCGGCGATGAGCTGAAGAAGATTTTACGAGGAGCTGCTTACGCTTTTATCGACTCTTTAAATCAGAGGATAAGAAGGGTTTCCGTATCTGAAATAGGTCCAGCAAGGTTGAGTCCTTCGCGAATGGCTGGGTTCCTGCCTCCTGCTGTGGGGCGAGGTTCTGCTTTATACGGCGGCCCTGGAGATGTTGTCGGTCGCAGAGTCAGGCAAGCTTATCAACGCTCTGCTGCGCGTTCTGCAAGCGTCTTGTCAGAAGGGCCACAGGGATTTGCCTTGGGATCTGGAGGCAGCGGACCTGCTGGGCCTTTTAGGCCGCATGCGCAAGGACCAGGAAGTGCGATCGTGCCATACCGCGCTCCAATTGCTCCGAGGTCAAACTTAAGTGGTGCCTATCAAGGTCTTGGCAGTTTTGCCAGAGGGCTTTCAACTGTTGATAGTCAGTTAAGACAGGCAAGGCTTCCTTTGACGGGAGCCATTCAAGATCTTGGGTCTGAATTCGGAAACGCTGTTAAGCAGGTGCTGTTGTTTGGGACAGCGTATAAAGCTCTGTCTTTTGTCGTTGACCTGCCCAATCAAGCATTAGCTGCTGCAACCTCGCTGCAAACATTTAGAAACCAGCTTGAGGCTGTCACAGGCAGCGCGGCCGCTGCAGATCAAGGTTTCAAGTTTGTTGACGATCTCGCAAGTCGATTCAACGTACCGCTAGACAGTGCTCGCCAAGGCTTCATCAGGCTTTATGCATCAATGGCTCCTGCTGGCTTTGAGCCCAAGCAGATAGAGGGGCTTTTCACTGGTATTTCAAAAGCTGCTGCCACATTCGGCTTAAGTGCCGACAAGGTCGATCGGGTTAATTACGCCTTCGCTCAAATGGCCTCAAAGGGCCAGCTCATGTCAGAAGAGCTTAAAGGTCAGCTCGGCGACGTGCTTCCTGGTGCCGTTTCACTGTTTGCCGAAGCGGCTCAAATGAGTCTTGCGGACTTCACAAAAGCCATGGAAGACGGGGCCTTTAAGGGCAAGGCTCTTGAGCAGATTTTCGACAATGTCGCAGTCTTGATGAACACAAAGTTCGCAGGTGCGGCTGCAGGAGCTTCTAAGACATTGCAGGGTCGATTGAATGATCTTTCCAATCAAACCAAAAAACTTTACGAGAGCTTCGAGCCTTTAGTTGAGCTTTTTGCATCAAGGGCATTCCCTGCCTTGTCAAACATTATTGAAGACGCAACTTCAGCCATTGAAGCTTTTGGATTGAAGCTTCAAGGCGTTAATCCTGCAACTGGTTTGATGAGCAGCAACGCTGTGGCGATGTATGAAGCCATGGTGAGCCTCAAGAGTGTTGCAGAGTCTTCCGCTGAAATTATTCGAGCCCTGGGTGGAAGTTTTGGCTTCTTAGGTTCTGTTATAGGCGGAACACTCAAGGCGTTTAGCGCTATTCTCGCCAACCCCATTGGACAGTGGTTTGTCAAGTTTGCGTTTTATGTTGCGGCAGCAACTACGGCGCTTCAACTGTTTGCCAGGGCTGGAATTATTTCGGCTGTCCGTGGAATGGTGATGTTCGTGCGTCAAATGACTGCTGGGGTCGGCGCAATGAAAGCGTTCATTGTTACCAGTAGAGCTGCAAAAATCGCCATGGGAGGCCTTGTGGCTGGCGGAATTTTGGTCGGTCTTGAAATGCTGGTTACGCATATCACCAAAGCAAAGGACGAAACCAACAAGCTGAAAGATGCGGCCTTGTTTACGGCGGATGCGTTACGTCAGATGAGTTTCAGTCAGCTTTTGGCTGAAAAAAGAGGGCAAGAAGCCGTGTTGCGAGCAACCCAGCAACTAAGAGAAGGATATAGTCGCAGCGCGAAACCTACGGCAGAACAGGAGCGACTTGCAGGCGTTGCTGGTCTTGAAGTATCGGGTAGACAGGGTCAACGCAGGATCGATATGAGCATGGTTGGTGCTGTTGAACAACAGGCTCAGGGCCGTCTTGCTGAAATCAGGCATGCAATGAATCAGTCTGGTCAAGGGCCTGGCGGCGGAGCTGCCACACTGCAAGATATCGATTTGTCAGCAGACAGTGATGGTGGCAGTGGTACTAGCAAGACAAAAGCTTCTTCTGCAGCCGTTCTTGCGATTGAAAATCAGATTTTGGAAGTGAGGAAGCAATTGCTTCTTGGCGCAAAAGGTGTCAACGAATTCACGCTGCTTGATCTTGAGCTGAAGCTAAAGCTTCAGAAAATCTCCGAAGAAGACATTAGCGCTGCTGACAAGAAGCTCAAAAAAGAGCAAGCTGAGCAGGACACTCTTGAAGAGAAAGCCAAGATCGTTGCGGACGGGGCGAAGAAGACTCTCGACCAGATAGCAAAAGAAGCAAAAGCTAGAGAACAAATTAACCGCCTGTTGCTTGACGCTCAGCTTGCCGCTGGTGCGATCACTCAAGCGGAATACGACAGAAAGATTCAGCTTATGGGGCAGGCTGCAGTCCTGGAGCAAATGAGGAAAAGCGGTGCAACGCCTGAGCAAATTGCTCAAATGGAAGGCTTGCAAGCTGGCACTCCTGCTCCAGGAAGCGTTGAAGAGCTGGCCAAGAAAGCGCAAGATGGTCTGAACGACCTAATCAATCCAGTCAACCAGTTGGACACCATTGCGACTGGCGTGGGCGAGACCTTTAGCACAATGTTTATGGATCTTGCGACTGGTGCAGCAACTGCTCAGGAAGCCTTGGGCAGCATGTTCGACAACTTGGCTGGCATGTTTGCTGACATGGTTCAGGAGATCATTGCTCAATGGTTAAAGGTGCAATTGATCAAAGGGCTTGGAAGCATCTTTGGCGGAATGATGGGCGGCGGAGGCGGTGCTACTTCTACAGCTTCTTCGGGACCGAATGTCGACGCGATTGCCATGTACATGAACGCCAATGGCAATGTTTTGAAAGGTGGCTTTCAGGCTTTCGCCAACGGTGGCATCGTCAAAGGCCCCACTCTCGGCCTCGTCGGCGAAGGCCGCTTCAACGAAGCTGTTGTGCCCTTACCTGACGGCAGAAAAATCCCAGTCGAAATGGGCAAGAACATGGGAGGCGATGTCAACAGTAGTGTTGTCGTCAACATCAACAACAGTGGAAACGCCCAATCGTCCACCAAGGGAGCGCAAGGTAACCAGCTTGCGAAAGGTATTGAGGGCGCAGTCAAGGACGTTATTATGCGGGAAATGCGCCCTGGCGGCATGATCGCATCGAGAAGATAATCAATGGCACAACCCACTCTTTTTACAAAAGCTCAGTCTGAGCAGTTGTTTGAATTTGGCCATACAGTTCAGAAATCACGGCGTGTTCGTCGCTTTGTGCTTGGCAACGGATACGAGCAGGTGACGCCTGACGGCATCCAAACGGAGATGCGCACCTATAGCTTGAAGACCAGACCACTATCAGACAGTGAGGCGACCTCGTATGACGATGCGTTTGACGATTTGAATGGAGACTTCTTTTACGCTCAATTCATCCATGACGATGGACTGTACAAATATCGACTTGAACCTAATGAGTGGTCAATCGAATCAATTGGGCCAGATACGAATATACTTACATTCTCAGTGCGCCGTATTTACGATTCTCGGAGTTAATTGACCATGGCTCTTGAAGATGATGTAAAACTTGGCTATTACGACAGCGTTGTTGAGCTGTTTGAGCTTGATCTCAGGGACATGGAGGCTGTAGACACTGCAAGTCAAGAGCGCTACTACTTCACCAACCAAGTGTTGCCTGACGGCAGCAAGATTAAGTGGCGGCGCAACGACAACGTAAGCAGTACGTCAACTGTCACTTATGAACCTATTCCCATTGCTGCAACCAATTTTGAAAGGACCACAAAAGGACAGATTCCTACACCAGAGCTAGTTGTTTCTAACATTTTTGGAACACTGTCTGAACTTATAGAGGATCTGGATGATCTAATTGGGGCAAGAATTGTTCGCAGAAGGACGCTTGTTAAACATCTTGTTGGACAAGCAAACGAGAACTTAAGCAGCTATTTCCCCAGCGATATCTTTTACATCGAAAGAAAGGTGCGTGAAGACAGTATGTCTATCACGTTTGCATTAGCCAGTCCGCTTGACCTTGAGGGACTCCAACTTCCCAAGAGAGTTATCACTCAGAACTACTGCGTGTGGAAATACAGAGGAGCCGAATGTGGCTACAACGGAGACCCTGTAGCGGACGCCTTCAACGGCGATTTGACCAAGACTGGGGTGGCTGCTGAAGATGCATACGTTGATGCACTTCGTGATTTCAGAAAAGCCAAGAAAGCTTATAACGAAGCGTTGGCTGTTACATCTGCAGCAAACTCGACGAAAGTCAATAAATGCGAGAACAACGTAAAGAGGACAGAAGGCGGATACTCAGAGAGCAATGCAAATGACATGTATTTTGGCCTCAAAGACAAGAACGACAATGAGACAATGATGATCATCTGGAAGGGAAATAACCGCACAGATGAAGATGGAACTGGCTATGCGATCGAAGACAGCGGAAGGATTAGCACTCCGCATGACAACTATGGATCAGGGCCGTTGTTCTCAGTCCAGAAGTGGGAGGAAGTGCCCAACACGGGAGGCTTCTTGTGGCGAGAAGTAGAAGACAAGATTGACATCAAAAGCAAAGCTACTGCAACGTTTGCCGTCAATCCCAATCAAAATCAATCAGGCAAGCCAGAGTATCACTTTGCCGTTTATGAAGGACAGGAAGTAACGCTTACCACTGATCAAGAATATCGCTTGGGGTCAGTCACTTCAAAGGAATTAGATCGTGTTTATCGAGTGAACAAACTAGATTCAACTGCTTGCAATGATGCGCGAGATGACCTTAATGATGCGCGAGACAAAAGAGATGAGAAGAAGGCCGAATTAGATACTGCAAAACAAGCTCTTCAGGCCGCAGCGGCCGCGCTTCCTGCTAATAGCGCGTTGTCGAAACAAGACATCTGCGGGAAACAACTATCAAGCTGCAGGCTTCGTTTTGAGGGAGAACAGCTACCATTTGGCGGATTTCCTGGAGCAAACCTTTCAAGATGATCAGTCAAGAAACTAAGCAAGCTGTTGCTCATGACTGTTTAATGAGGGGAGACGAAGAGGCGTGCGGTTTTATTATTGATGGCGAGGTTTTTCCTTGTGAAAATAGAGCAGAAAATCCTGCTATTGAGTTTCTTATTGCAGCAGAAGATTATGCGCGAGTGGACTCCTTGGGAGAGATTGAGTGCGTGTATCACTCTCATATCAATGGCAACGAAAAGTTTTCGCTACATGATGTAAATGTTTGCAAGCACATCAATTTACCTTGGCTGTTATTCACGAACAAGACGGGTAATTTTCGTTATGCAGACCCCACGGGGAAAGCGCCCTATATAGGGCGCGACTGGGCTTATGGCATTCATGACTGCTATAGCCTTATGCGTGATTTCTATAAGCGTGAATTAGGGATTGAACTAGACGACTTTGAGCGCGGTGAAGAAGGTGAATGGGAAAGCAGTAGCTGGACGATGTTTATGGATAACTATGCAAGTCAAGGTTTTGTCGAGATCGACAAGCCGAGCAAAACGGGGGATTTTCTTCTGATGAACATTGTCGCTCCATCGCCTAATCACGCTGGCGTGTTTCTGGCAGAGCAGAATTGCTTCTATCATCATCTAATGGACAGACAGTCTGAAAGAACTGTTTGGGGCCAGTCTTGGTCTAAATACATTTCACGAGTTTTACGCCACGAGAGCCTGCTGTGATGACCACTGAAAGACGTGTTGAAGTGAAGCTGTTAGGAGAGCTGGGCCGTCGCTTTGGTCGTAACTATGTGTTTTACGTGAAAAGCGCCAAGGAAGTGATTAGTGCGTTGTCTTATCAAGTGAAAGGCTTCAAGGAATACCTTTACACAGCTCATGAAAAAGCCATGGGGTTCAGGCTTATTTCCAGCGACCCTCAAGGAATGAGCTACGAAGAAGTGTTAATGAGCTGTGATCGACTGGTCATCGCTCCGATTATCACAGGCTCTGGAGGCAATGCTGGAAGAATTCTCTTAGGAGCTGCATTGATTGGCCTGGCTTTCGTTCCTGGCATTGGCACAGTGGCGGCGGGTGGAGGCTTAGCAGCGTCAGGCGCAACCGTGGGTTCTCTTTCAATGTATGGCTCACTTATGTTTTCTTTGGGTGCAAGCTTGGTCTTAGGAGGTCTTGCATCCTTGATCGCTCCTCCAGTGAAACCCCCAGGAGGAGATAGTGA